ACACTCTGAAATGGTTTACTGACTGTAAGAGATGCCCTAGTAAAATTATGTTCTGTAAGATTTGCTGTGTTAGTTGTTACTTTCTTTAGTGATACACCAATCAGTTGTTTTGATTCAATTAAATCCAACAAAACTTTATTAAAACCACCTTGGAATGTCATCTCATTAGTAATGAGACTAGTATCAAAACTGTGATCACACATGTAGATATCAGCAGGTGTCCACTTGTTAATATCAGAGAATGGTCTACCGTCTTCTCTATTTACAATCTTGAAATGATCTTCTACTGTGTTGACAATAGAAGTGCCTCTATGAAATTTAAAGTTGGTGTTCCTATACTTGGTTGCACCATACAATTTGTTTGCTGTTCTAATACTTGACTTCATCCAATCAGGATCATTCATTATGAAGTCATGTATCTTTCCTAAAGGTTCATCTGTCTCAACAGAACCAGATACTGCCTCTAAATCTTCCAGAGTTACAATATAATCAACATCAATATCTTTTCGTAACGAATATCTGTATGCTGTCATCCAACATGCTGCACCTTCAAACAGAGCAGTAGCATCAGCACCACCACCAGATCCTTTATTACTACCGAACTGTGTGGTCTTTTTAATTCCAGTAAATCCAATTTCTTTACTGACATTTCTCCTGCCCTGCCTCTTGATTTCTGTCAGGACTTTTTTACGAGTATACTTTGCTGCAAAATTATTTTGATTTGTTTTGTCTGGAGAATCAAATAACAAATTACCGTCAATCACACTCTTCATGTCTTCCATAACAGCATCAGATGTCATGATGAGTGCTTTGCCACCACTCTCCACTTCTATTAGCTCTCTGTTAACTATGGCGTCATAAAGAATACGCAAACGAATGCCACCACCTGATGGTGCATCCTTGCCGTAATCACTCATAGTCATTCCAGACATAAGAAAAAACCTCCCGTCTAACTATTTAGAGGGAGGTCACTGTTATTTCTGTTCTTCACTGACTTCAGGTTCACTGGGTGGTTTGGATGGGACAAACTCATCACGAGATCGATTCTTGATTACGATAAAGGCATCCTTATTATATTTGCGGGTGCCTTTGAGAGGTGCCCACTTTGTGCCAGCACCATCAATGGCATACACAGAGGTGCCACCAATCTCAATATGGATATCATCCATGGGTTGCCATCCCAAAGTCTGAATGGTTTGCCAGAGATCTTCTTCAGTAAATTTCATTAGGGGTGATCAGAAAAATGTTTATCAAGGACTTCAAGACGTTCTTGTTCATGTGCAATGATATCAAGTTGTTCTTGAATTGCACCGAGAACATCAGGATGTTCACCAATACCTACAGGATTGTGTAGGTATACTTCTACGTTTACTTTTGCTTTATCAATGTTACCAAGAGCATTGTTACGCAAAGCAATTAGAGTTTTTTCTCGTAAGTTACAAGACATTAATAGAGTTCCTCCTCTTTTTCAGATTGAATCACCACGTCGGATGTGGGGTATGCGACGCAGGTGAGTACAAATCCTGCTTCTAGTTGATCGTCGTCAAGGAAAGATTGGTCAGATTGATCAACAGTTCCTTCTACGACTTTACCAGCACATGTGGAACAGGCACCAGCACGGCAGGAGTAAGGCATGTCAATGCCTGCTTCTTCAGCAGCATCGAGGATATATTGATCATCAGCACAATCAAAAGAAGTTTCAGTGCCGTCAGGTTGTTGGATAGTTACGTTCATCGATCGTTAGCTTTACGGTTTTCAGAGAAATAAGAATCAAAAGTGCCATCAGGATATCTCTTAGACAGCTTTTTGATGTTAGTATCTAGCACTTCTTCCATACTAATACCTAGAGATTGTGTTGCTTGAGCAACATACCACATGATATCACCCAACTCAATAATAAGATGCTCACGGTTATCTTCGTTCCAAGGTTTGCCTTGGAAAACCATCTTCTTAATAATCTCAAGGAATTCACCACCTTCAGCGTTAATCCCAACGCCACTAGTAAGGAGACGCTCAATATTGGCACCCTCACGATCCAACTCGCCAATACGATCAGCGAAATCAACAAAGTTTGTTGAAGGTTCTGAAGTAACCTGGGAAACAAACTCTTCATACTTACTAAAATTAATCATACATTCCACTCAGCAAATTTAGATAAACGGTTTTGTGTTTCGGAAAATTGTTGGAAGTCCTCACCAGGATCTTCATCATTGATGCCGATTGCAGAAGCATCATCAGCAACATCATACAGCTTCATCTTCGATCTGTCAATTCCCACCATGAATTTTCGTGAGGTAACGAGGTCTGAGTATCTGTTCTTAAGTTGTTTGACCATGATGCGACCTTGTTGTTCCAACTCCTCAGTAGAGATAAGGGCAAACATAAAATCAGCAGTGGCAGGTAGACCAAAAGACTCAGAAGTATCGGTAAGATCTGGATCGCTATTGCCATAACCACTACGAGTGGTCTGAGTAGCACTAACAATAGGAACCCCAACTTCCACAGCAAGACCACGAAGCTCCTCAGCAATCGCTTTAACATACGTGTAGCTATTGACAATCGCACCTTTGTACCTCACACTTGCACAGATATTAAGATAATCAATGAAGATGATGTCAGGTTTGAAATCTTTCTTCAACTTGAGATCGCTCAGGAGTGCCTTGAAATGTCCTGCATGTGCCGATGCAGTTGGGTACTCTTTGATGATTAGTTTTCCTCTAGTTTTCTTAGCGATCTCTTGAACTTTACTAGAGAATAGAACTTCAGGTAGTTCTACAATGTCTTTTACATTGACGTTCAGAAGGTTTGCGTCAATTCGTTCAGCAATTTTTTCCTCTGCCATCTCACATGTAATATAGAGTACGTTGTACCCTTCTGTGAGTGCGGCACCAGCGCAATGGCACATGAATAGAGACTTGCCGACGCCCGTTCCAGCAAGAGCGACATTGAGAGTCTTGTTAGAGAGACCACCTTTGGTAATGAAGTTAAACTTCTCCAAATCAAATGGGACTTTCTCTTCTTTTCTGTGGTAAAACTCATATCTGTCTGTTGCTTGTTCAATGTAATCGTGTCCTATGTGTTCGTCGAACGATACTGCCAAGGCTTCTTGGAGAATCGAGGGTATCGCATCTCTCGAAATCTTCTTATCGCCTCCGTCTGCGATCTTGATCGACTGCATGAGGGCAAGGTATATAGCTCTGTCTTTGCACCACTTTTCTGTGGCGTCGAGCAACCATTCATAATCGACCCACTCGTCTGAGAGGGAGGATATCGTCGATACCGAATCTTTGTACGTGTCGTCAGTAAGGTCATTACGATTTTGTAAATTAATCGTAAGAACTTCCTGAGTAGGAATCTTGTCGTACTTAGCAGCGAAGTCAGCAATCTCTTCGTAGATAACTTTCTCATGATAGCTCTCATAATATTCTGCTTTAAGGAAAGGCACTACCTTACGATAATACTCTTCGTTGTGAAGAAGGTTTCGTAAGATAGTTGTTTCGATGCGTTCAATTGCCATAGGAGAATTCTTGTTTTGCTGCCTCTTCGAGTTTTTCCATCACTTCGGGGGTGAAATATTTTTCGGGATCAGCAAGTATAGCAGAAGGATAAACGGTAGATTCCCCAACAATAACCCGATTCCCCTTGCGCTGGAAGACTCCGTACTGTTCACCCAACTCCAGTAATCCATAGTATTTGTCAAGACCTCGCTCGTCAAAAAATAGACGTGTTGCAACTTTGCTTCCCTCCACTGTTAATCGAGACTTCTTTGCCTCACATTTGATGATGTTACCCACCACCTCTTTCTTACTATCACGCTCCTTAGACTTGCTAAGATAGATGATAGTAGAAGCAGCATACTTAAGACCAGTACCACCTCCCATCTCCTTCGCAGGAACATAGGAACCAATCACATCATATGTATGGTTGGTGACGATCATAGGCACCTGTGCTTGTCCGAGTTTCAAAGTCAAAACACGGAAGGCACCTTTGATCAACTGGGATTTTGTCATGTCACGAACTTGTTTATCATTCGCAACATCTTCCATCTCCTTGGTTGTTGAAAGCATACCAAGAGAGTCTAAGACAAACATCATAGGTTGCCTGTCTTCTTTAGGTTCCTTCATATACTTGTCAACGATGCGACATGCCTGTGTCCTGAACTCTTCAATCGTAGCTACAGGAAACAGAACCATACGCTTGGAATCAATTCCACGAGACTCAATCATGTCACGGGAAATGGCGGATTCAGTTTCAAAATAAATGACGCCACCTGTAGGATTAGCATCAAGGAAATTACGAACGACACTAAGAGCAAAGAAAGTCTTCCCAGTGCTGCTCTCTCCTGCAAGAGCGGTGACTTTGTTTGAAGGAAGACCTCCAAAAAGCGAACCACTAACCAAGGCGTTAAAGATATAACTGCCAGTATCAACGTAATCAGTAATATCTCCAGCAGCGACTCCTTCGCTAACCAGACCAGCAAACTCGTTTCCACTGTCTTTAATTACGGTATCTAAGAATCCCATTGTGTTGCTTCATCCTCATAAAAGTTGACATAATTATAATCGTTCCGCATTAGTTTGGCAAATGCCATAGCGGTATTGTAGTCCTCAAAGCACTTAATCTCCTCGGGACCGACTTGACCCACGACATGATTAGTCCATGTGACTACAAAAATTTTCTTGCTCATGAAAAGAAACTAGAAATGGTGATGGTTTTCTCGTGGGTCCAACCAATACATTGTAGCACGTTCTTGAGCGGTTCGAGAAATGATTTCTCAAACTGTGTTTGATAGTCCACATATTTCTCGATACCAAACTCCTTCGGCAACTCACCAAAGAAGCTAATAGCATTCTCGTGGAGTGGGTTTGGTGTCTTGAGGTACATGAACTTGATCTTCTCACCTTCCTGAATGAGAGGATGTTTGTTTTCTACTTTGTGCTTTCTAACATAGTGGTTATAAAGCAGCGCCCCTCGCACATGGATAGGTGTTCCTTTTGTATAGATTTCAGTTGGGTGTCTATACTTTGCGAGGTTGTTGACTCCCCTAGGGAATGCAACTTCTTCATAAGGACGCAATCGTGTTTCTGTTCGCACATCATTGATGAAATTGATAAGTTCATCATTTGTCTTGCCGATAATAATCTTAAACGCTGCATACAATTTATCCCTAAAATACGCTGGTGTCGATGACCTAGCAGTTTCAAGACCCATGATCTTCATCTTGGGTTCTTTGTATCTAACGCCCTCACTGTCCCATACATTCAGGATGTAACGTTTCTTTGCAGTCCAGATACCACGATCAGCGATGTTCTCTCGCTTCATGCTCATCTTCTGGTCATATGCCGAAACGTAATCCGCAAGTTCTTGATATGAACGTTCAATAAAAGGTTCCAGTTTCTCTTGGCAGATCTTGTCAAGTAGCGCCACAACTGCTGCTTTGTCGCCAGACTTAGAACTAAGAAATTTATTAACAAGAGGTCCAAGGTTAAGATAGATACTGTCAGTGTCGGATGCAATGACATAATCCTCCTTTTCAGTGGAGAGCAATTTATTTAGGTATTCGTTCATACGGTTTTCAATCCAACGGATCGAAACCTGACCACTCAACGTGATTGCTTCAGCATTAGCTAGACGGTAGTATCGGAAATGTTCGTTACCGATAGCACCATAAGCAGAGTTCAAAGAGATCTTCTTTGCCATCTGAATATTATTACAGCGGGCGATCTCTTTCATGAGTTCAACAGTAGGGGTTTTCTCATACTGCTGCTTTGCCTTGATCATCTTCTTCTTAAAGATAACACGACTGTCATACATCTTCTTCATCATCTGTGGCAAAAACCCGTGCTTATCTTTACGATACTGAGCACCATTTGCACACACAGCATACTCACCTTCAATGTCTACTTGCTTCTCAAGTATTTTATCAACGGTGACCGATGGATGTCTGGTATCTTGGAGCGTCTCTGGTGAGATATTGTACTGCATAATAAGGTGAGGATACAGACTGTTGAGATCAAAACTAACCACCCAATCATAGAATCCTGGTTTCGGTTCTTTGACATAAGCACCTGCATACTTCTCAGTCTTGGTCGCCTCCTTCTTAGGAGGAATAGCAATCTTCCTCTTCAGAAGCTCGCAGTAAATATAGTTATCCCACATGCGAACCTGACTAAACACATCTTCATAATTTACCTTGGCATCGTATGCCATGGTGTATGCCAGTTCAATCAGTTTCATCTTGTCATCCAGTTTGTCCACCAAG